AGAGCTTCATCGCTCATATGCTATGCGTCCTTTCGGATACCTGGTGAACCTCACCAGTACGGTTAGGGCTTGACATTACGACAAGATGCCGTTGGCGTCAATAATTAGACCAGCTCTTCAACCGGCGGCACCGGCAGCGCAGCGTTGTAGGCGTCGCACGCGGCCTGAATGCCCTCGTTGACGGTGGCGGTGCCGTATTGGGCCATGTAGCTCTCAGCGGCGCGGTTCATCACGAAGTTGACGTACTGATCGGCGCCGAGCGGCCCCTTGGGGACGACGTAGCCGTCTGTGACTTGGACTGCGTAATCAGTCATTGGAGGTCTCCACGGTCTGAGCGGCCTTCGCCGCCTGTTCTAGCTTTTCAAAGAGCACAACGGCGGCCTTGGCCCCCTGAATGCCGGTCGCCTTGACGGCAGCGTCAATCAATGCTCCCAGCGCGTTGGCTTCTTCGTTGGTGAGGTTGAGCGTAATCATATTAAACCCCTATAACTGTCCAGTTAGCGCCATTGTACCAAACAAGGGCTTGAGCTGCACCGCCGCCCGCAACCGCTGTGCCGATGGCAGGAGCCAGCGCATTTGTTACGCGGGCAACCATGCCGGTTGATGGCGTCGGCAAGTTGGCGACTAAAACACCAGCGCCGGGAGTAATTGATGTTCCGGCGTAGACGCTGCGCGGTCGTAAACTGTTAACAAGCCCGACATCATTACTGTTGTCGTTCAAAAATATTATATTTCCGCCAGTATTTACAGCAATTTGACTTGCGTCGCCTAAGTAAACAGCAAACCCAGAAGCAGGAGTTATTCTGATTGCTTGGCCGCCAAGCAAGCGAAGCTCGCGGGCAGTACCTGAACCAAGTTTCTCTGTCCCAATATCAAACCTGTTTGACGAAAACCGCGCAAATCCACGCTCATAATTGCTCGTGTCCGTATACGTGTTGTACACGTTGAAGGTCTGAGCGTTGACGCCGTTGCGCTGAGCAACAATATTGGCCGCATCGCTGGTAAGAAATGCCTCGCTATTAAGGGCAACTGAAGTTGGCGTAATTGCTCCCAGCGACAAACTGATGGCGGGTGTTGTCGTGGCAGTCGCCACGGTGCCTGAGACGCCATTGGCAGTCGTGACAGACACACTGGTCACGGTTCCAGAACCAGACGCAGCAGCGGCCCAAGTTGCCGTTCCGCCGCTGACGGTCAAAACTTGACCCGTTGAGCCGATGCCAAGCCGTGTCGAGCTATTCGTTCCGTTTCCAACAATAAGGTCGCCGGTTGAGGTCACGGGGGACAGAGCGTTAAACCCAGCCGAGGCCGTGGTCTGCCCGGTGCCGCCGTATGCAACGCCGACAGCAGTGCCCTGCCACGCGCCCGTGCTGACGCTGCCGTCTTTCTTGACGCTAAACTTACTGGTGCCACCAACTTGAAGGTCCATCAGCAATGACGCCGCAGCAGATTGGTTGTAGGTGTTCGTGTCAACGTTGAACCTCAACCCGGTAAACGTCGTACCAGAATTGTTCCACGCCTGCGTCAGGTTCAACAAAGGCGCGCTAGTCGTGATCGGATCAGTGCCCGTTAACGACGTGGACCCCAGCAGCGTCGTGGCGACAGTCTGGGTTGAGTAGACGGACGGCGTGGACACTGACTGGCTGTCCGCACCAAACAGGTAGCCCGTTGTCGGCAGCGACGTGTCGGGCGTGAGGGTTTTAAGGTTGATGTCCGTCATGTGTTAACCCCAAATCAAATAATTGCCGGTATCCCACGCGAGAAAATTGCCCGCGCCCCAGACAAGATTGTTACCTACAGGTGCAGGGCCGGAAACAACCCCGGTTGCCAGCGACGTGGACGCCAGCAAACCAAGCCCAAGACCGTTTCGGACGGGGATGCCAAAGCTCATCGGATGTTGATCGGCTTCGCGTACAGCGTGCCGCCCGTGCTGACCTGAATGGCGCTGACGCGCCAAGGCGCGCCCGTGCCGTTAGGTACGACGAAGGGAACCGGCGTGTTGGCCGGAAGCGGTGTGCCGTTGGCTGTCGTGGCGGTCACGCCCTCGCCAACCAAGATGAAACACGCCTGATCGGACCAGACGACGACGCCCTGCGGGCCAGCGGGCCAAGTGCCAGTCGAGCCAGCGGTGCCGGTGTAGGACACCGAACGCGCTACAAACTGGTCGCCAATAAGCGGGTTCAAAAGTTCCATGTCAGAGCCTCACGCCAAAAAGCGAAGTTTGTAAAGGGTCGTCAGGTACAGCCCGACGATCTCGTCGATGATGTTCTGAATGGCCGTCTCGTCTTTGCTACAGACCTTATACCGGGCGTCTTCAAGTTCAGCCAAGCTGTCGGTCAAAAACTCAACGATATTAGAAGTCTTTTTAGCCGAATGCAACGTGATGGGGCCGACCAGCCCGTGCCGGCCCTGATATGCTTCGGCAAAAGAGTCAGCCAAGCCAACAATTTCGTCGTAAAAGGTGTTCAAGGCCATGTGTTTGGCAAAACTGCGGGTGTTTAGATGGACGGAATGGGCCACATCCCGCGCCAAGAACATGCAACCGATGAATTCAGCGGGTTTCATTGGCCTTGTCCCATCATTTCAGGCTGAGGAGGCTGTTCCATAGACTGCGGAGGCGGTCCAGCAGGCTGCGGAGCCATTGGCGCAGCGTTTTCAGGCGGTTCGCCCATTTCGTTTTGTTCCAACTGTCCACGAGACGGCATTCCGCTGACCAGATCGCCTGTGTCAATCGCTGCGTGAATGGTGCCCATAACGATGTCATGAATTTGTTCTTCAGACATTGAAGCTTGCACCGCAGAAATTCTTTTAGTTTCAGCATCGTATGCCTTCACTTCCGAATCAAACCGCTTGATGTCAAGCTGTTGGGCTTCCATTGACTGCTGGACGCGCTTCAACATGCCTTCCATCTGCTGCATGTGCTGCGTCATGGCTTCGATCTGCTGCTTGGCGTGCTGCATCTCGGGGGATTGATCTTCGCCTTCCATGACCTTCGGGTCAATGATTTTCGCAAACCGTGCGGCCATTTCCTGCGCGCCAGGCCAGTCCATGTTCTTGATGAACAGATCGCCCGCAACCTTCCAGAGGTCCGGGTTTGACTGGAGCAGCATGGACATGGCGTCCAGCGCCTCTTGACGCTTGGTCATGTAGCCCGGCCCGGTTGTGACGCACACGTCGTAGACGCCGACCGACAGGTTATAGACTTTTTCCATAACCGCGCCCGTCTGATCCACGATGGACTTGACAGGTTCGGGCTGCTGCGGGTTGACCTTGACCATGCCGACTTCGCCGTCAAGGCCGACAATGCGCGCGACACGTTCAGTGTCGTAAATCTTGGGGATGATGTCCACAAGCTGCCGCGTGACGTACCGAATCGCCCGCGAGAGGTTGTCTACGTAATGATACGTACCCGTATCGCCTTGTTTTTCACGAGCCAGAATGGCTTTGCCAGATCGTTCGTTGCTGGCCGCGCCAAGAGAACTGTCGTACTGACCCGTGGTGGCTTTGATGTCGTCAGCAGCGCCCATTTTAGCCTGTATGAGGCCAGTCTGTGCGAGCGGAGGTGCAGCACGCTGCGGCAGCGGAAGAGCCGACCCAGCGCCGTCCGTAACGTCAGGATTAACCTCCAAATACGGCCAGTTGGTCGTGTTGGCGGTCTTCCACTGGTTTTCGTAGCCTTCAAACTGTCCACCGTAGCCAATAAATGGGGCTTTGGGTGCCAGCGCCAACATCTCGGCTTCCTGGCTGACCCAATAGTTGTACATGCGCTGCGCGTCCTTGGCGTTGCGCACCAGACCGGACACGTAAAGTTGCCCGTCCACTTCCCATTCGTTGCCGACAACGCGGACAACCGGAATCCACTTGCCCGCCCAGTCCTGCTCTTGCAAAACCTCATAGCCGTTGGTCTTAAGCCATTTAACTTGCTTCTTATCAACGTTGCGGCTGCGGATCGGCTTCTGGAACATCAGCTTGAGCTGCTTGTCCTGTGGTGTGCCGTCAATGGCGGTCACGTTATCCGGGTACAGGTTGAGCTTGACCGTCTTGTGCTCGAAATAGAAGTATTCCGCGATACGGACCGTGTCTTCGGTAAGCCACTGGCTGAGCGACTGGTCGCCCACGCCCTGCGTCATCATGGAGCTGATGGGCATGGCATCGGGGAACATGCGTTCGTATTCGTCTTTGGTCAGGTCTTCCGTCAGGAAGCACCATTTGGCGTCGGAGCCGCACGGATCTTGAATTGTCGGGTCCATATAGACCGAAAACGAGTTGCGTATGCGACCGATCTTTAGATCCTGATCAAAGCTGTCCTCGCGGCAGTATTCCGTCAGAAGGCGAATGTAGCCTTCGCCGTAGGTGACCTGGTTGTCGCAGGCGGTGTCATACGCCACGTCAGCGTCTGAGATGTACTCGATGTGCCGGACCATGCCGTCGAAGATTTCCGCCACGGCCACGTCGGCCTTGTCGTCCGCCGGGATAACTTTGCCAGTCGGGCGGTTCTGGCGCTGCTCGTTTGTCACCTGACGGACGTGCTGCGGCAGCTTGTTGATCGTCAGGCATGGACGCGCGTTGATCGTTTGGCCCTGCACCGAGCCACGGGTCGCCAGCACGTCGGCGGGCCACTGCCACTGGTTGTCGGGCGATCCAGCCATGAAACGCAGATCGTCCAGCTCGTCTTCGCGGCTGTCCGAGTACGCCGAAATAGCCATAGTAAACCGCGAACGCATCGTCGCCAGACGGTCGTAGTCGTCAGCCTCAGAGACCTTACCGGCGGCTTGTACGTCGTTCGCGGCCATTACTTACCCTTGCGGCTAGACGCCGGTTTAGCGGTTTTTGCGGACTCTTTGAACGCTTTGGCGGTCGGAGCGCCAGCCGCACCCGGCTTGCGCATTTTCTCGCCGGAACCAGCCGCAATGCGGTCCTGCTTGGCGTTGATATTTGTGTATAATCCGGGCTTCTTAGTCACAGTTCCACCTCTTCATAGACGCTTTTGCGCGGTCGGCGTTGGCAGATTTGGCTACAACTCCGCCCATTCGCGCGCAAAAAGAAGCTTTACGGCCCTTGTCCGCTTCCGTCTTGGGGTGCGGTGCCGGTGGCTTCAGCTTGCTGCCCGTCGCCTCGTTGTACTTGGCGCGGCCCTTGGCTGTCAGGCCCGCGCCTTCCTTGGTGGCAAGCTTCTCGCCACGCCCAACGGACAATGAGACAGACTTTTTAGCCATTATTTGCCCTTTTTGGCCGTAGGCTTTGCTTTCGGGGCTTCTGCCGCGCGTTTGGTCGAGTACGCGATGGCAACCGCCTGTTTCACGGGCTTACCCGCCGCCACTTCCGCTTTGATGTTGCTGCGGAAGGCACCTTTGGAGGGCGACTTGACCAGCGGCATGTTACGGAGCGCCGTGGATGATCGCAAAGTTGATGATGACCGCTTCCGAGTATGACGTGGAGGCCGTCAGGTTGCGCAGCGTGATGACCGCCGAGCCAGCAGCCATGCTGGACACGTAGACGGAGTACGCCGTGGCGGTTGCGCCGCCGCTGATGCACACGACAATCACGTCCTTGGTGCTCAGCAGCGAGTTCGTCAGCGTGAACGACACTGCGGTGTTGCCCGCCAGCGCCGCATTGTTCATGGTGATGCGGCCCATCGACTTGTTGAGCGTCACGCCCGTGGTCTTGTCGGTGGCCTGCGTGACCGCGCCCTGACCGCCAAGTCCATAGCCAATTTCGCCGTTGGCGTAGACGTAATCAGCGCCGATAATGTCCTGATCCAGAAACGCGACGCCGATTGCTTTTGTGTTAGCCATGTCAGGCTCCAAGCCACGAAGTTGAAATTCCTGCGCCAGAGTACCCCTTGCGCGGGTTGCGGTCAACCGTTTCGCGGTGAGCAACGGGAAACGCGAACGTAACCGCTATGGCGTCGGCGGCGTCGGGCGAGGCAAGCCCCCTCGACTTCATGTCCTTTTTGCTTTCGAGGAAGATCGTCCCTCTTGAATCCGGCTTCATAAGGGGTCCAATCAAATCGCTCTTCAAGTAGCGGTCGCTTGGGATGCTCGCCGTCTTCAGCCATTCGCGCATCTCTCCCCACATTTCCGCACGCTTGTTTCCCCACATGAGCGGGTTCTTCGACTTGGACCCGAAGTTCACGCCCCTGATCTTATACCGTTGTTCCTTCAGCCGGTCTACGACGCCCGCGCCCAGCCCGCCCTCGTCCACGACGACCATGACGGGCTTGTACTCCTCAATGGCCTCTATGACCCGTCCCACGGTCTCCATAGTGTCGTCGCCCTTGTGCCGCTTGATGGCGACGATGTCGCGTCCCTGCCGCACGGCAATGACCGTCGAGTCGGACCCAAACCGCGCCGGGTCCACGCCGATCACGATGGGAGCCGACTGGTCCTTCCACCGTTCGCGCTTCATCGCCTCGTCCACCGTCACCGATCCAATGAACTGGTCGTCCGATGCGTTGGGGAACTGACCGTACACCTCGACGTGCGCCTGGCTGCTGTCCGCGCCGTACTCGTCGATGATCTGCTGGTAGACCTGTTTGTCGGTCCCCTCGACCGACCGGGCGTCCACGATCTTGTTGCGCCAGAAGTCCCGTTTGGAGTTGAAGCACTCGTAGAAGTACCCGCTGTTGCGGCGCGGGTTGGAGAACGCCAGCCAGAAGCGGTTGGGCGTGTTCTCGGTAAAGAACCCCGCCGCCACCGACCAGATG